TTGTCGAAGATGAAAAAAGAAAACCGGATCAAGCGCAGACTGGCCGAGCTTCGCCGGATCTATTCGAAGCTGCCGGAGAAACAGCTCGCGATTGCCGAGCACCTGATTAAAAACGCGGCTTTCATGGAGATCGAACTGGAGGATCTGCAGAAAATCATCGCCGAGGAGGGCGCGTCCGAGGAATATCAAAACGGCGCCAACCAGCACGGCCGGAAAGCCTCTGCAGATTTGCAGGCGTACAACAGTCTGGTCAAATCCTACAACATGGTCAACAGCAGACTGGAGGTCATGCTTCCACCGGAGGAAGAGACGGACGATCTGGATGAGTTCCTGAACGAAGATGAATAACTACATTCTGGCATACTATCAGGCAATCAGGAACGGCAGCGAGATCGTCGGACGATGGATCGCGGCGCTCTATGAGATCATCGTCACCGGCATCGAAGACGGCACCTACATCTTCGACCAGAAGAAGGCGAACAAAGCCATCCGGTTCGTCGAGAAGTATGTAAAACACAACAAAGGCAAGCTCGGCGGTCAGCCGCTGAAGCTGGAGCTTTACCAGAAGGCCATGATCTCGTGCATCTTCGGGATCGTTGACCACGAAGGGAAGAGACAGTTCCGTGAGATCTTCATCGTGCTCGGCCGCAAGATGGGAAAGACGCTCGTCGCCGCTGCCATCATTGCATACGAGGCATATGCGGACGGAGAGTTCGGCTCGGAGATCTATTGCATCGCGCCGAAGCTCGACCAGTCTGATCTGGTCTATTCGGCTTTCGAATTTACCAAGGATCATACACCGGCATTCGCGTCCCGGACGAAGAAACGGAAAACGGATCTCTACATCAAGCAGAGCAACACGACGATCAAGAAGATCGCGTTCTCCGAGAAGAAAGCCGACGGCTACAACCCGCAGCTCACCATTGCCGACGAGATGAGCAGCTGGCCCGGGCCTCGTGGTCTGAAGCAGTACGAAGTCATGATCTCCGGCACCGGCGCGAGAGAAGAGCCGCTGATGGTGGCAATCAGTTCGTCCGGTTATGAGAACGACGGCATCTATGACGAGCTGATGAAGCGAAGCACGGCCTTCCTGAACGGCAACAGCAGAGAGAAGAGGCTCCTGCCCTTCCTCTACATGATCGACGACGTCAACAAGTGGGACGACATCAACGAGCTCCGGAAAAGTCTGCCCGGCATGGGCGTTTCTGTCCCGGTGTCTTTCATCCTCGATCAGATCGACATCGCGTATGAGTCACTCTCCAAGAAAACGGAGTTTTTGACTAAATACTGCAACATAAAACAGTCAAGCAGCCAGGCATGGCTTCGCGCTCAGGATGTCCAGAAGGCAGACAGCGGCGTGACGCTGAAGCTGGAAGACTTCCGCGGCTGCTATTGTGTCGGCGGCATCGACCTCTCACGGACGACCGACCTCACATCATGCTGCATAGTCATCGAGAAGAAACAAAAGCTCTACGTCTTCGCACAGTTCTATCTGCCCGGAGAACGCATCCAGGAAGCGGAGGCGCGGGACGGCGTGCCTTATTCGGCATACATCCAGCGCGGCATCCTCAAGGCATCCGGCGAGAACTTCGTGGACTATCGTGATTGTTTTCAGTGGTTCGCAAGCCTCGTTGAGAAGTTCCAGATCTATCCACTGAAAGTCGGATACGACCGCTATAACGCACAGTATTTGACCCAAGACATGAAGTCCTACGGTTTCCACATGGACGACGTCTATCAGGGCTTCAATCTCTCCGGAGTCATTGACGAATGTGAGGGCATGATGAGAGACGGCCGGTTTGACATCGGCGACAACGATCTGCTGAAGATCCATCTGCTGGATGCGGCAGTGAAACAAAACACGGAAGACCTTCGGAAGAGGCTCGTCAAAGTTTCAGCGAAGGCGCACATAGACGGCACCGCGGCGCTCTTGGATGCGCTGACGGTGCGACAAAAGTGGTACTCAGAAATCGGCGAGCAGCTGAGAAATGAAGCGAGGTGAATATGGGAATTTTTGAAAAACTGTTCAAAAAGCAGAACGTCGAGGCAGCCAGGAATTACGACGGATACTTTGAGACCTTAACAGCTTACCGTCCACACTTCACTTCGTGGAACGGCAAGCTCTATGAGTCCGAGCTGGTCAGAGCGGCGATCGATGCCAGGGCGCGGAACATTTCCAAGCTGAAGGTCGAGATTCTTGGTTCCGCGAAACCGAAGCTCCAGAGCCGCCTGAGAATGCGGCCGAATCCTTGGCAGACATGGAGTCAGTTCCTTTACCGTACGAGCACGATCCTAGACATGCACAACACGGCGGTCATCGTGCCGGTCTATAACGACTTCATGGAGACAGTCGGCTATTATACAGTGCTCCCGAAGAAGTGCGAGGTCGTCACGGTTGACGGTGAGCCATGGCTCCGCTATGAGTTTGCCGACAGGAAGAAAGCGGCGGAGAAGCTGAGCCTGTGCTCAGTCCTCACGCGCTTCCAGTATTCCAGCGACTTCTTCGGAGAGCCGAACAACGCACTCGATCCGACCATGGCCATGATCCACATGAACAACGAAGCGATCAAAGAAGCCATGCGGAACGGCGCGACATACAGGTTCATGGCGAGGAACAACAACTTCGCCAGCGATGAAGATCTGAAGAAAGAACGCAAGCGCTTCACCGAGATCAATCTCAGGAATGACGAGAAGCGCGAGAACGGCGGACTTCTGCTCTTCCCGAACACATACACGGACATCAGGCAGCTCGAGCAGAAGGCTTTCACAGTGCCGACTGATGAGCTGAAGGAAATCAGGACAGCTGTATATAACTATTTCGCGGTCAATGAAAAGGTGCTTCAGTCAGAAGCGTATGGTGATGCATGGGCCGCTTTTTATGAGTCTGTGATCGAGCCGTTCGCCATCCAGTTCTCCGAATCCATGACACTGGCAATGTTCACGGAGACCGAGATCTCACACGGCACTCGAGTCATGGCGACATCGAACAGACTGCAGTATCTCACAACGACGGAGAAGCTCAACGTCTCCGCTCAGATGGCAGACCGCGGTGTGATGAACAGAGACGAGGTCAGAGAGATCTGGAATCTGCCGCCGCTGCCGGATGGACAGGGACAGGCCTACACGATCCGCGGCGAGTACTACATGATTGACGAGAATGGAAACTTCACAAGAGAAGGAACAGATGGAGGTTCAAATGCCTAGAGCAAATTTAGAGAAGATCCTGGCCAAGATCGACCAGGGCAGGCAGTTCCGCAGAAATGATCTGCATCCGGAGTTCAGAGCGCTGGATCGCGACCAGAACAACGGAGACATGATCGTCGAGGGACATGCCACAACATTCGACGAAGAATATGAGCTTTTTGAATATGACAACTGGAACGGCTACAGAGTCCATGTCGTCGAGAAAGTAGACCGTCATGCATTCGATGAGACTGACATGAGTGACGTCATCTTCCTCTACGACCACGCCGGCCGTGTCATGGCGAGAAACAGAAACGAAACACTAACAGTAAAGCCCGACAACATCGGGCTTTTTATTCGAGCGAATCTGTCCGGCTCCGATCTCGGGCCCGGACTGTATTCAGATATTCAGAACGGTTACGTCGACCGCATGTCTATGCAGTTCACCGTCGCTGCTCACCAGATGACGGAAGAACGCGATGACGAAAACAAGACGATCAGAATGATCAGAACCATCACCAGGATCGGCAAGCTCTACGACGTCTCGGCTGTCGGCATCCCGGCGAATGATGGCACTGATATTTCGGCCCGTAGCTTTGCGGACGGAGTGATCCAGGAGCTGGAAGCGGAGAGACTTCTCAAGGCTGAAAAAGACAAGAGGGCGAAAGCCCTGAAGCTGAGCATTGACCTCAGCTTAGAAAGGTGAACAAAAATGCACACAAGAGAAGAAATTCTTGCAAGACTGACAGAGATCCGTTCCATTCTGGAAGGCGATCTGTCCAACGTCAACGTTGACGAGCTCCAGACAGAAGTCAGAAGTCTGACGGAAGAGCTCAACACTCTCGAGCAGCGCGCCAACGCAGCGCGTGAGCTTCGCAACTCCATCGCAAACATGGGAAGCGCCGAAGTCGTCGGCACAATGCCCACAGCACAGCGTCAGACTTCCGGCACTGAGTACAGAAACAGCCAGGAATACATGGAAGCATATGCTCGTTACCTCGTTTCCGGTGACGAGACAGAATGCCGTGCGCTCCTGACTGAAAACGCTCCGGAAGAGAACAACGGTCAGCTCGCTGTTCCTGTATACGTCGAAGACAGAATCCGCACAGCTTGGGAAAATGACGAATTTATGCGTCGTGTTTCCCGTTCCTATCTCCCGGGCAATCTGAAGATCGGCTTCGAAATCTCCGGATCTGAAGCAGAGATCCATCTGGAAGGTAACGAAGGCCCTCAGGAAGAAACTCTGGCGCTCGGCTATGTGCAGCTGGTTCCACAGTCCATCAAGAAGTGGATCAGAATCTCTGACGAAGCCATGGATCTGAAGGGTCAGGCATTCATCGACTACGTCTATGACGAACTGGCCTATAAGATTGTCAAGAAGGCTGCAGCCGTTGCTGTCGCTGCCATCCTTGCGATGCCGCAGACATCCAGCGCAACACAGCCGGCCGTTGCATCCATCACTGCAGCACTGACAGCTGCCACAATCGTCAATGCAGAGGCAGAGCTGACTTCTGAGGTCACTGAAGTCGTCGCAATCATGAACAGAAAGACCCGCGCAGCCCTGAAGGCTCTGCAGATCACATCCGGCACTAATGTCGGCGATCCGTTCGACGGTCTGGATGTCGTCTATACTGACGCGCTGCCGGCATATGCCGCAGCAACAGCAGGCCAGGCTTACATGATCGTCGGTGACATCGCTGACGGAATCCGTGCGAACTTCCCGAACGGTGACGAGGTCAAATTCAAGTTTGACGATCTGAGCGAAGCGGAAGATGACATGGTCAAGATTGTCGGCCGTATGTATGCCGCCATCGGTGTCGTGGCGCCTCTGAGATTCTGCAAGGTTCTCAAGGCTGCCTAATGCCTGAGGTTATTCTTAAAACCGCGACTCATATCTATGTACAGCCGGGAGAGGTCACCGTCACAGAGGCGGAGGCTTCCCGGCTTTGTGCTCTGGGAGTCGCAGAGCTGAAAACAGAAGCAACACCGGAACCGGCAGAGACACCGACACCGGAACCAAAAAAGAAGACAACGAAGAAGGCGGCGAAATAATCCGCCTTCTTTTTCGAAGATTGGAGGCACATATGAGCGAAAGCGAAACGGCTGAAAACATGCAGACGAATCCGGCAATTCTGCAGAAGGTAAAGCTCGCACTTCGGATCAGTTATCCGGATTTCGACACAGAGCTGAACGATCTGATTGATGCCGCGCTCGCTGATCTGGGGATCGCCGGTGCCAACGGCGAGAAAGTCGTCACGACTGACGCACTGACCATCAGAGCCATCATCACGTTCTGCAAGCTCAACTTCGGAGAACCGGAGGACTATGACAGGCTGAAAGCGTCCTACGACGAGCAGAAGGCTCAGCTCCGCATGGCCACAGGATACACAGTCTGGGGTGATCTGAATGAGGCATGATATTCCGGTCATCCTGATCGGCGAAACGTACACACAGGACGACATGGGCGTCCCTAGAGCCACAGAAACACAGACGAAGGTGTTTGCACAGATCACCAGCGTCAGCGCCTCGGAGTGGTTCGAAGGAGGCCGCGCTGGTCTTAATCCGGAGTTCCGTGCGGAAATCTATTCCGCGGAGTATTCCGGGCAGAAGATCCTCGTGAAGGACGGCACACGCTACGGCGTTTATCGTACATACCAGAAGAACATCGACCGGATTGAACTCTATTGCGAGCTGAAGAAGGGAAGTGAGTGACATGCCACAGATGAACGTCGGCGTCAACGACTTCTCTCGTGCGGTCAGCGAGATGCTCTCCGATTGGGATGAGGAAGTCACGGAGGCAGTCAATGCAGCTGCGAAAGAAACAGCTGACGAGGCTGCGCAGACTCTCCACTCTGCCGGCGAGTTTGGCGGAACTGGCCGATACAAGAAGGGCTGGACAGTCACAGCGAAGCGGCGAAACAGGCGAGACACCGAGCAGATCGTCCACAACAAGACTCAGTATCAGCTGACGCATCTGCTCGAGTTCGGGCATGCGACACGGAACGGCGGAAGAACGAAAGAATTTCCGCATATCGGAAAAGTCGCCGACAAGGTGCCGGAGATCTTCGAGAGAAAACTTCGAGACATGATCGGGGAGGTATCGTCATGAAATACATGGAAGTCTATGAACTTCTGAAGCAGTCAGGCCTTCCTGTTGGCTATTACCAGTGGGAAGAGAAGCAGGTGCCGCCGCTTCCGTATATTCTCTACTATTTCCCGAACATGGACCCGGAGGCAGCTGACAACGCTAACTATGCGTCGATCTATCAGCTGAACGTGGAGCTTTACACGAAAAACAAAGACTTCGAACTGGAGGCAAATCTGGACACCGTCCTCACTGACGGCGGCATGGTCTTCCGGAAAGAAGAAACATACATCGATTCGGAAAGAATGTATGAAGTGCTTTACACAATGGAGGTTTTAATCGATGGGTAGAGTCAGATTCGGATTTTCTAAACTTCATTATGCAAAGGCGACGGAAGGCGCTGGCGGTGCTCTTACCTACGGAACACCGGCAGCCATTCCTGGCGCGAAGCAGATGAGCTTATCACCTGCCGGATCAACGATCAACGAGCCGGCAGATAACACTACATGGTACACATTCAACACGAACGACGGATACACCGGCACGATCGAGTTCGAGGACACAGCGGCCGCTGACGCCTTCCTGACGGAGGTTCTTGGCCACACGCTCGACTCAGCCGGCGGCATCCTGGAAAAGGCAGACGACACGCCGGTCGAGTTCGCCATCCTTGGACAGTTCGAGCTGGCCGGAGGTACGGAAGTCGGAAAGCGCGTCTGCTTCTACAGATGCGTGGCATCTCGTCCCAATGTTGACGCACAGACAACAGAACAGGGAAGCGTCACAGTCGCGACCAATGTAATCAACGTGACAGTGCTGCCGAGGCTGAACGACGCGGCGGTCAAATACACCGCACCGAGCACAGCTTCGAATTATGCAACATGGTTCGACGCAGTGCCTGAAGCCTAAGCACGGAGAGAGAGGAGAGAAATATGAGAAAGACAATAATGATCGGAGACGTTCCGGTGCCGGTGATGGCAACAGGAGCCACTCGTTACAAATATGAGTCATACTTTGGACGGGAAATACATGACGATCTTCTTAACACTGCGGGCAAAGTTCAAAATGCGAAGACGGATATAGAACAGGCAAAGGCGTATTTTCGGTTCACAAAAGTAGTGGACAGATTGCTATACATAATGGCAAAAGAGGCAGACCCGTCTATTTCCGATGATATGTTGGAATGGATTGGCACCTTTGGGCCTTTACCATACGAAGATTTTGCCAATGAAGTGGTCAATTTCTTTCTCTCCTCAACAAAGCCAACGCTAAAACCAAAAAACGTGTAAGGCCGTCGGCTCGTCCAGAGTCTACGGCCTTATATCTTTTGAGATGTCTGCAGATGGGCTTGTCGCTATCTGATCTGGACAAGCTCACTGAGGGGCAAGTCTTGAATATTTTCATAGAAAAACAAAACGACTCCTATGACTGGGAGGAGGAAGCAACACTGGAAGACATAGAAAACTTTTAACAGGAGGCGAGCATGGCCAACAGAATCAAAGGCATCACGATTGAGATTGATGGCAACACAACGAAATTGAC